TAAGGTACTCCGATATTAATCCAACCAAAACCTGAATATATAATATCTAAATCTTTTATGTGATTCCAATTTATTCCCCATTCTGGATGATATTGGTCATCAGTTATATCATAGTATTGCGACCATCCAGTAGATGTATTTGACATAGCTATTGGAGTACCAAAAGAAGTGCCGCCAAAGTAAGGCATTATTATTACTCCGAACTGACCTCCAAGAGAAGAATCAGTTTTACAAAATGCTCTATAGTAAACCTTATTAATTACACCTAAAAAAGTACCATCACAAGTATTAGACGAACATTGGATACCTTTAGATGTATCTGAATTTGCTCTTGCGAATGTTGATGTACTACCATCTACCGAATCTTCAGCGTAATCCCAACCTACATCACCACCACTATAGGCGTTCATGTAATAAGTTACTGTTTCCATTAGCTTGCCTTTATCGTGTAAGTAAACCAGACCTGAAGTGATTTAACTCCAGCATCTCCTGGCAGGTCTATGCTGACAATGTTGCCAGCTGTAACAGTAGTAGTTAACGCAGCACTTTCAGCATCATCAGATGCAGAAGTTGCAACTGTAGAAATATCTGCTGAATGAGTTTGCGGGTCTGACCAATCCTCTAAGACAACGCTATACGTTGTATTTGCATCTGTCTTAATTCCAAACTTAGTTATTACTATTCCGTATGGAAACGCACCGACTTCAATAGGAAGTATTGGAAGATAATTAGATACTGAATCCTCTACATACTCAGGTAATACGATTGTTTTAGAACATAAGAATACTGAACGATGAATAGATGTATTCGCTATATGCGTATCTATTACAGCATGAGTATTAGTTCCTATATCAGATAATGCAGCATGGCTTTTAGTTGTTATGTCTGTAAGGTTAGAACCTGTTTTAGATATTTTAGACCATGCTATTTCAGCATCAACTTTAATATTAGAGTTATCTAGGTTTCCGTTTATTCCATCTCTTAGAGCTTTATCGTTAGCAAATACGTAAGACCCTTTAGCGTAATCAGTTCCATCTCTAAGATTCCCGCTAACGTCATCATTCGGTAAAGTTATATATCCCATTAACTACCTCACTATTAAATATACCAATTTGATTCATACGCTTCAAAGGTTATCGAACCACTATCTTCAACTATGTAGACAGTAGCACTTCCTTCAAGCAACTCTCCACCTTCACCAACTATAGATATGCTATCAGACCCAGCACCAGCCGATGCATCAAACACAGTAATTCTATTTCCGTTGACACACTCAGTAGTCTTTAATGTAACTACAATGCCAGCAGTAGTTACTGCTATGCTCTGCTTATTAACTAGCGTAGTTGCACTAACATCCATCTCTTGCTGATTAGAAACTATCTTTTTATTAGTTAGCGTTTCTGTTCCAGCTAATGTTGCCGCTGTTCCATTGATCTTAGCAGGAGCTATTTTAGCACCAGTTTTTATATTATCATTATCTAAGTTACCATTTATTACTGTAACAATAGCAGCGTCATTTGCATAAACGTATGAACCTTTGGCGTAATCTTTACCATCCCTCAGATTTCCGTTAACATCGTCATTTGGCAAAGTCACATAAGCCATGATTACCTCACTAACAAGATTTCAAATGTTTCTGAATTTATAGTTGATTTAATATCTACCGATATATCTGTTAGTTCATCTACAAATACATCACCTAATACTGGAAGCCAAAAGGTAGGCTTTGATTTTAATCTATGCTGAAACTGTTTAGCTGTTCCAGCTGAAGCGTCTGTAGTTCCAGTTATCTTTTCATACTTAATGTTATCTGATTCTATCTGACCGTTAACTACGTTGGTCAAAGCCTCTATCGACTCATCTATCTGAGCATCAGATATTATTCTGTTGGTTATAGCTTTCATTATTTAAATGGCATCCTTCCAGCATATAGACCCCAGCCAAGTAAATCTATTGCTATACCAGATGTTGCGTTTCTAAAGATTACTCTTGCCTGTTTAGCTTTTCTTTGCAGATAACAGTTCTCATCTATCTTTTCTCCAGAAGCCCAAATTTCTTCTCCCCATAGCTGTGTATAACTTGTTTCGTTAGCCCATATCTGTTGGCCTCTATTTAGAGTAATATCTTTAACAGCATTGATAGTAGTTCCTAGATCGTATTCTATTCCTACGAATACTGTAGACTCACCACCTGTAGTAGAATCTATCTTTACATTGATGTACTTGAATAGCTTACTGCTATCCATTCCGTAATCTATCCATCTTGTTATGAACTCGAAATAAATACCATAACCAGTATTTACATCTTCATAATCTGTATACCCGTGGTCCATCTTATATGCATATCCATTACCTTTAGCATTACCGAATAGATATTCTATTATATTGCTATCACCTATTCGTGTTCCAAAAGAGGCAGCTTGTATTGCAGGATAGCTATCTCCCTTTGGTTCATATAATAACCAAGCCATGCTTTGTTTCTTGAAATCACCAACCATAACTATATCACATTCTCCATCAGTTCCTACGCTATCGTCACACACGGAGAATAGTACTTGCTGTTTATTATTTACTAACATACCTGAGAAGTTAGAACCGCTAGTAAAGTTAAGTCCTTTAATTGTGCTTTCTACTTGATCGCCAGTTTTAATAACTGATTGTCCATCAGACATATGACAATTAGATCGGCTTAACCAAACTACATTCTGTCCTTGCTTCGCTATACAATGATGACTCAGACACTCAACGTCAGCAATCTTCTTGTAGATATATGTGCTTTCACCTGTCTGTACTAATCTACCAAATGAACGCTCCTTAAAGATAAGTGGGATACCGTTAGCATCATTGATACCAACACATTCATCACCATCATCAGGGTCGCATTGTGAGTAGTTTTCAGCTGGAACAGATTGAGGCATAGAGCCATGTTGGTTAGATACCTTAGTAAAGTAGACATTATTCTTATTATCTTCGTCTAGCATGAAGATACGATTGCCTATCTTATGAGCTATGCTGCTGCTAGGTGGTCTATCATTATCGTATTCAGCTAATGTATTTACGATTATAACTGAATCTCTATCTTCTTCAGCATCACCTAAGTCTGTGCCTGTTGAAGTTATGTCTACATCCTTCTCCCAAAATAACTGAGAACCATTGACTACAGTTCTAAACCATCTGACCTTATCAGCTGTATCAGAATCGCCAGCAGTATTCGTAACTGTAATCTTTTGATCGGCTACTACTGTAACGGCAGCTGCGACAAGTTTAATGTTACTCGTTGCTCCTGTTGAAGAATTGTAATAGCAGTAAGCAAATAAGTAATCTCCGCTATTCAGCTTGCCACCATTTGCAGCTACTCCAGTAGGAGCTACTGTTGGTGCTGTTATACCTATCTGATACCCATCAGTACCATCCCATACCTTATCCTCAGTTCCGTTGAACACGAAGAAGATATCTTCAAACTGAAGCATACTAGGACGTTTAAGAGAAGTTACTGAAAGGATTTCGCTAAAGGAAGAACCAGAGGCATAGGCAGCACCAGAGAGTTGAGCTATCGCTCCGCTAGTTCCAGCTGAATCAGTTCCAAAAGCTATCATCTGATTTTCAGCACCACTACGAACATATTCTTTAATCAATCTAATCTTGTTGGTATTCCATGCAACTCCGTTAAGAGGTATGTAACCTTGCCTCTTTTTTATAGAACCAGTAGTTGTAAGTTCACCATTATTTATTTGAGATGCTTGACTAATTTCTAAGTTAGTAACAGCAGATGTGGTGTTAACTCCACCGAAGTTCTGATAGTTACGTTCAACAAGTAAATTCCTAGCTACCATACCATGACCTCACCACTTGGTCGTAAGTTAACATAACGTCACCAGCTTCTTCTTGAGGCCATTTGATTCTATCGTCACCTTCAAGTCTAAGCATATCAGATTGTATCGAATCTAATATCATGCTTTTATAAACTTGATATTCACTTGTATACCTATCATCTGTTTCGTGCTGCAATCCCATACAGAATAATCGTTGCATGATTAGATATTGATATTCAAATGGTACGGTAGGATAAGAACCAGATATCATATATGCAGGTTTCTGTTTATATCGTACAGATAATGTTCCATCCACATTAGGCTTTGGATACCAGAATACAGTAGTGTTTCCCCATTTAGCATATGCTTGTATCTCACCAGTATCATCAGCAGATGGATTGTTTCTATCTATTTCTCTAACATCTACTGGTCGTAACTTAGCACCATTAGTAACATCTACTATATCTTCTATGGATAAACAGTTAGTAGGTAGCGTAGAAGAAGCTGTATCAGATGTGTATGTAATGGAACCAGTAGTATGCAGGAAAGACCAATCACTCATATTGCAGATTTCCATCTCGCAAAGATTAGCCATGTTAAAAAGAAATGTGTTAAATGCTGTTGAGTTATTACCTATTCGTATCTGTACGTTCTCTACGATCTCGTCTATAGTAAAGCCTCTAGCTGAATCAACCATATCAGGCTCCTGAATTAATTCCTTCGTAAGCAAGGGCAGCTTCAGCCTCCGCTATGTCATTCAAAGGAAGATTAAGTTCTAACATACTCTTGTAGTTATCCGTCCATTTGCTTATATCTTTTTGGAGAGAATAGTTTTCGTTCACATTATTGTATGCGTTATTGCCTACCTCATCTCTTAAATCCTTAGATAGCACTAACGCTTTTAAATTATTGTACCAAGCTTCTATAGTTCCGTTAGATGCTTTACCATTCCAACTCATCATAGGTATCTTGAATCCATTTTTTCTATGAGTAATTGTTTTGGAGTACGGATATACGTCTGTGTAGATTCCTGGAATTTTCATAGCAGACCATTCCAAGTATCTACAATTTGATTTACACGTATTAAACTTGATATCATCTAATGGAGCTATGGCAATATCTATCTTAGATTTACCAATCAGCTTGTTCCATCCTCTGAAGTCAGTACCCTCTATGAACTCAAACTGAGGTTTCATCTTCTTATCTTTGTCAAACATATAATCACACTTCATACCCATAGATACAAATCGTACATGTTTGTATTCTTCTAGGATACGCTCGATAGCTGGAACGATTAGCTTCAAGTCTTGATAGTGTGTAGCTGAACCAGCCCACCCTATCCTAATGGTATCTTCATCGTTCTCAACTCTATACGTAGCGCACTTATTAACGTCTATAAGGTTAGGCATGATAAACGTAGGTTTACCTGTCTTATAACCAAACGTTCTTTTAAGTGGCATGGTAGAGAATTGTAAAAGGTCAGACTCGTTTAGTTGTAATGTGGCTGATGTATATGGCTCTCCACCTTTCTTCCAATGCCGAGAAGATATATTCATTGGGTCTACATTATGGAAGTCATCATCAGTTTCAAATACAAGTGGTACTTTAGTTAGATGCCGTAGAACAATTAACATCTGAAGTGATTTTATATTGTCTACTCTCATGCTAACTATAAGGTCAGCATCTTTGCACTTATCAGTATAATACTCAATGTCACCTGATAGCTGTTTAGTTTTAGGGAAATTAATTACTTCCCATCCCTTTAACTTGTTTATGAATCTAGCTGGCTCAAACATTCTCCAATGAGCGCAACCGTTCCATTCACTATGAAGCATAGCTATCTTAGGCATGTTCCCCCTACAGGTAATTATTCTTCTTTAATATGGTTTCTATATCACGCCAACCTCTGGCTAATATCTTACCATTCTCAGCTCTTTGAGTAGCTTCTGGCATATCTGTTAGCGGCATTGCACAAACATAATCTTTGTTCCAATACAAACCAACGCTACCATGATCGCCATATTCTGGATTAGCATCTTTCCAATTAATCCAAAGACCACTATTCTTAGACTTTATCTTTCTTTCAAATTCTCTAGCATACATATAATTCTCCAAGCTCCAAGATTACCCCACCCCTTTTTAGGGGGGCAGGGGTCTTGAAAGCGTTGTTATATGGGGGAATATAACCGCTTGATTAAGAAGTAACGCCAGATGCCGTACCAGACTTGATCTTAATAAGTCTGTCAGTATCGAAGGCAGCTTCGCCACCAAGATACTTAACAGCAAATGTCATCTTGTAACCCACAGTTGAACGTTGGTCCAACGGGTCAGCGGTTCCAGCAGAACCAGCTGCCTTAATGTAGGTCTTGAGATTCTGACCACTAAGCTCGATAACAGCGAAGCACTCATTACCCATTACAAGCGTGTTAAACACCGTAGCCGTACCAGACGTACCAACAGCGACATGACTCATGTTCTGCGATTCGATAACACGAACACCATAAGCCTTACCAACTTCGCCCTTATACATGTTCTCTGCGGTGACATACTTCGTCATATCCGTCCATCCACCAACAGCTACGTCATTCATAACATCATAAAGAACGGCTGGGTGACAAACAGCAACAAAGTTGCCATCTGCACGAGTAGGAACAGCATTGGATTTCAATGTAGTTGACGCTTTAAGAAATTCCTTAGCCGTCAAAACATCGGACGTACTAACATCAGACAATGCCGTCTTGCCATTTGCGTACTGTGTACCACCAACAGCATCGAGTTCTGTACGAAGTACAGTATCAATCTTTGTGTTGGCATTATACGACAATACATCAATAGCTGAATTGACAACAGGGTCAATAGCTGTAGTCGTAATCATATCTGAAACTATCGTATAGTTACCATACTGCACGATTTCCGCAGATACGTTGACACTAGAAAGAGCCGTGTCGTTAGGAGGTGAACCCTCTGCTAGCGTCTGAGCATCGTCAACGGTCATGTTATTATAACGTAGGAAATAAACTACTTTTCCGTAACCCTTTGGAAGCGGTCGCATATCGCCAAGCTGATAAAGCTTGAGGTTTTCTTCAAGCCTAGAAAGCAAGCGTTTGTTATAATATGTCCATAGATTAGCAGACAAAGTAGTCGTTGTATTTATTGCTCCACCTGATCTCATAATAACTCCTCTACCTAGAACTTAAACAGTAGATGTCCGATTTTTGGACACTCCCAAAAGTTCTTCCATCTCTTTCAAGTTAAGGTTCTTAAAATCTTTTGTTTCGGTTGGTTTACTAGATGATTCAGAGAAGGCTTTTCTTTTGTTTCTTTGTACATCAATAGCCTCTTTAACACCCTTGCTCTTAGCACGAGCAACAAGGTCGCCCTTATTCATCTCTCTTGCTTTATAATACAAAAACTCAAGATACTCAGGAGCGTCAGGATTCTGCGGATTAATCAGATGCTTAAACCTACCAGATGAATAAAGTTCATTCATAGTTGGCATAAGATCATTATAATCTTCATGTACCTGCCTAAGCTGGTTCTGAGATTTCTCCAGATTGTTGTATCTTTGTTGCTCCTCAATTCGTGCCAACCTATCTTCGTTAGCACGTGTAGCGGCTTGAGCTTGTTTTTCCGCTACCGTCCTTACAGCTTCATAAGGATTATTCTTTACGCCTTCTTCAAACATATCTTCAGGTCGAACATCATCTGGCTTAGGCTGCTGATTAATCTGCTCTAACCTTCCGTCAATTTTTGCGAAACGTAAGTCAGACTCTTGTTTCAACCGATTGGCATAAACTCTTAGGTTTTCGTAGGAACCCTTGAGTTTATCATAATTGCCACTCCATTGATCGTCTGGTACTTGAGCTTCTGCTTCTTGCTCGACTTCAGGTTCAGCTGCTTCTTTTATCTGCTGTTCTTCCTGTACTTCCCCCTCAGTTTCTTGAGCTGGTCTAGGTTCAACAATTTCAAGGTTGGGGTCTGGAAACTGCGACTCGCCTTCAATTATTTGGCCTTCATCAGTTGTCATTTCACCGTGTTCGTCTACCATTACGTCCTCCTTTTAGGAGCCTGTGCCGAGCCACTATTGGTTGTCAGATTCAGGTTGTCCAGTTATTGATTGCAATTCTTCATCAATTTCGTTTAAGGCAATTTCAGATTCATTAGCTCGATTAACAAGATCATCGAGATAATGTATTAATCCACGAGTTGTCCTAATTTGCCCTTGAATATACCTTACAGATTCAATACTAGGCATAGTATCTTCACCGTATTTAATATTCGTAGGGATTGAGAGCTTGTTGATTAATGATTCTTCTTCTGCCTTTAACTGATTTATAATCAAATCTTTATAATCTTTATTCTTAACTAATCTCTTTGCTCTAATAGCTAGAGATTGCTGTGCAATTATTTCTTCTCTTTGTTCTCTAAGCCATTCTGTTCTACCCCTGTTGTCCATTTCCATTCGTTCCCCCTTGTTGACCTTGCATCATTTGTTGTTGCTGCTGCTGCTGTTGCTGTTGTTCCTGTTGCTGCTTTTGCATACCCATCATCTCTGCGTACTGATTGTTATTAAAATATCTTTCTACATCCTTGAAATCAAAATCTTTCAAGAAATCACCAATAAGATTATTAACCCTAAACGCCTGTGGGTATGCCTGTATAAAAGGCATTAGAGTCTGAAAAACCATAGCTCTGTTATTCTGTCTTTCAGATTTAGTTACCTTTTCACTTACGCCAATCTTCTTGTAATCATATTGACGCTCGAAATCATCAACACCAAGTTCAGCGAAGTTGTAAGGTTTATTAGTTACACGAACTACCTTTTCTTCTGAAGTAAACTCACGATTGTAATTCATCATTAGATTAAGAAGTGGCTTCAACACATAGGCTTCTTGTAGCTTAATCTTAGCTGCTATTCTATTTGAAGAATACTTATCAAGGAAGTTCACACCTGTAGCTGTCTTGGTAAACGCTTTACCGAAGTTAGACGAACCCTGACCAGCGTTTATTGTCGCAGTAGTATTCTGAATATCAAACTCTACCTGACCAATCTCCTTATAAGAGGAGCTTGTAACTTCAGGTGGTGGCAATTCTCTTAGACCATTTATATCGTTAGCCCAAATGATTCCACCTGGCTTGGAATAGATAGACCGATGATTAACACCAGCTGTCCTATCTACGATGAACATACGATTCAAAGCCATGTTAGCTTGATCTAGCCTTGCGTTCCTAAGAGTTGTTGCTTCATGGATAAGCGATTCAATCATTTCAATCTCGCCTATGCCATAGAACTCACCGTTCACAGGATAATCAACTCCAGCTACAAATGGTTTCATCTGACCTGGAACTGGATTTTCTTCGCATCTAATAACGATATTAAACTTATTCGCTATTGTAATAACGTATGGTACTGGAGCCTTACCAGCTTTAGGACTAAACATGCCCCACCATTCGATTATCTCTATTTTCTCAAGACCTTTAGATGTTCCGTCTTGATCTAACGCTTCCTTCTTTTCGTTATCCTCACTAGACGGTGTGGCATCTGTTTCTATGTCACCATCTGCATCAGAGATAGCGGCATATAGCTTATCTAAATTTATGTAATAGCCTTCATCTTCATCTACTTTAGGGTTCTTCTTTTTCTCGTTTTCTTTTAAATCCCAATAACTCTTTGTTACCCGATGAGCGCAATCAAAGTCCTGTATGTTAGGACTCGTAGCTCTCCAATCTGGATAGAAATCTGTAATAGGAATAGGCTGGAAATCAGGATTGTCATAATACACTTCGTATTCTTCTACGATCTTAGGCATCTCTACATCAAGATCATCGTCATAGACTAGCTTCCTACGCTTTACTTTACGTTCTTTAGTTACCCAAGGAACCTTAGCTACTGAAGTACCGTACATAAGAAGTGGATTAAGGTACGAATCATACTTCTCATAGATACCCATCTCATCTAATTGCTGATCTATATACTGTGACATTATCTCAGCTGGTTCTTCATCTTCCATGTTACGCCCTGCTAGCTGTAGATAAGGTTTCTCATTAAATATTGTTTCAAGTATCTGTGGTTTAATTGTTTCTATCTGTTGGAACGCATAAGGAGGTTTAAGATTTGCACGTTGAAACGCAGGAGTATTCTCATACTTATGCTGTTTAGCTAGATAGATATTATAAAACCGATTGAACTTTTCAAAGTATGATTGACAAAAAGATTTAGCGTTAGTCATCCACCAAGCTACATGTTTCTCAGCTCGCTCAATCTTTATATTTGTTTTAACATCTGCCATAGTTTATCCTTAACTTGTAGATTCAAGAAAGCCTGTATATGGATTAATAGTCATTCCATCATCAAGATCATCTTCTGGTGGTCCATCAAATGTTCCAAGTAGTTTAGCCTGTTCCCAAGCAAGTGCATAAGCCATAACGATATCATCATGCGCTCCTGATTGAGCATTATAAGAACCAGTTTCTTCACGAATATATACAGTAGCTTCTTGCATGAACCTTGCACTATTAGACAATGATCTACCATCACGCAAAGCTGATTTAAGATTATTGATTATAGTTATCTTACTATCCTTAGATGTGTGGAATCCAACCTTCTTTGTAGGCTGGGCTGTTCTTTCGTCAATAGTCCTTCGTTTGTATAAGTTACCATACATCTTAACAAGTGTCTGTAAGACGGCATGTCCGATGTTGTTAACTTCACAGCATATATGCGCTTGGTTATAATACTTTCCTGCCCTGAATAACCATCGTCCGAACAAGTCGGGTTCCAACTGGAACTGACCTTCTGCAACCACTCGCCCATTTTTACACCTGACGATGACGACTGCTCCAAAATCCTTACCGATTCCCTCAGAAGGGTCAGCTCCGATTGCATATACCTCCCCTGGAAGTGGTTTCTCCCACACCCAAAAATCAGACAAGTCATCATCTTCAGCTTTTACATTTAAACCATCTTCAACCAAACTAAGCTTGAAGGCTGGGTCGCATTTATTCTTATTCAGTCTGTTCAAGATACCTTGAGTAAAGACTTGATTACGTCCAGATAGAAAACAACTAATTTCATCAGTAGGATATAAGCGATTAAATTCTTCTTCATCACTATTCATATCCTCAATCTTCCATTTTCGCCACATCAACTGCTGGTCGCTAAGACCATATAGATCACGTTGTTCTTCTTCTTTAATATTCCAAGATACATCATCTGGAACATTAATTAAGTGTTCGGGGTAATGTTCGAACCACGGGAAAAAATGTTTCCTATAAGTACCCTTACCTTTGATAGCACTTTGGTATTGATGAAAGAAGTAACCTCCCATACCATTAGGAGTAGTTTCCATAATAATACGACCAGTATCAGGAATAGATTCAGTAGATTCCGTAATACGCTGCTCGTCAATGAACGCTGCTTCTGATATATGGAGGTATTTAAGGGTATATCCTTTAAAGTCATAGGCCACCTTTACGGCTGAGTCCTTTTCATGCCAGACCAGCTCGTTCTGGTTATTCAAATCAGTAGTAAGATTTATTAACTGACCCCAATCCTTCATGAACAAACGGTACGTTCTACGCACCATTCCAAAGATTTCCTTAACTCGTTCCCTTTTATCAGCCATAATACCGCAATGAGAACCAGCTTCAAATACAGACTTATCAAAAGCTTCGACACAGGCAAACGTAGTAAATCCAATTTGCCTAGACTTTAGAATTAAATCTCTATTGCTTCTGTTTTTCCAGAAACGCATCTGTCCTTTGTTTGGAACAAAGCTAACTACTGCGCCATCTTTATTCTTTACCTTATAAAGATTGCGTAGTCGTTCCTCTGGTCCAAGACTCATGCATCCAGAAATAAACTTATTGGATGCTTCCTCCATAGAAAGGCCAGACAAACTATTTAGAAGTGCTTGAAATTTCTTTGTGTATGCCATTTAGATAATGTTCCAATGCTTTATCAAGGTTCCACATCTTATCTGCGCCACGATTAATCAGCTTATCGTTCTTTAAAGCTGAGTACATTGGCCTCTTTACCGTACTAGCTAGTGTTTCAGTTGGAACTATATCTATCTTTAAACCAAGTTTTTCCATAATCATAACTGTAAAATCGTACCAAGTAACAGCAGTATTATTAGTTACATGAAACAAACCACGCATATCCTTTTCAATCATGTGATCTATTTGCTGTACTAAATTATATGTATACGTTGGAGTAACTGTTTGATCGTCTACAACAGTAACATGACCATCCTTAGACTTCTCTATCATCATCTGAGGAAAGTTATATTTCTTAGCTTTGCATTTGTATTTACCGAACAATGCAGAAACTCTAGCTATAATGTAGTTGTCGCAATG